ATTAAGTCCAACAACAAGATAGTTAGAAAGATCCTTTGCCCTTTTAAAGTAGGATATATGACCACTATGAATAGGATCAAACCCACCAGTAACAAGACTGAGTTCTTTAAAAAACATTATCCAAAAGTAGAATCAGGTTCAAGAGCGATGTAGTAAGTTAAGTTGTGAGACTCATTAACAAATCTAGAAAGTAACTTCTCAGAAATATCAACTTTATATGTACCAGGTAGAATCTTAATATTCTCTATCTTAAAGTTAAAGGAAAACTCCTTATCAGTTTCACCAACAATAATTGCGAAATCATCTGATGTATCATTCTTCTTATCACGTATCACAAGTTTTACAACACCTGCTTCACCAACTGCAGATAGATCAGGAAGACCGTATACAGCAGAAGCCTTAAGAAGATGAATAAGATCATCACTATTCAAAGTAAATGATACATCTGCACTAGGAAGTTCAATAGACTTCTCAGGAGGTGCAACAATTACACTAGGATCTGCAAAGAAATACTTTGTTCTCTTACTCTTCCCATCACGAATAGTTAAATGTGACTCATTCTGGAAATCAAGTTCTGGTTGTTCAAATAATGAGATACCATTCAAAAATCTAACAAGATCATAGATAGCAAAATCTTGTGGAATGTTTTCCTCAATATCAGCTTCTGCAAGAATATTCTTCATGACAGACATTGTACGAAGAGTATTACCTTTCTTGAAAAGAATCGACTGGTTGATAGTAGAGAAGTTCTTTAGAAGATTAAAAGTTTTTTCAGATAAATTCATGTTGTGAGGTCGGAGTTTCATTATTAAGGCATGTTATGATCAATGTTTCCACTGGTCATTTTTGGTTTACCGTAATGTTCATCAAAATGTAGTAATAGCATAGCATAATGTATTACTTTTAGCAAGTCTTTTTTATTTCTTCCATCCTTACTTCCATACCTACTCCATACTTAAGTATATTAGCCTGACAGAAATCAGATGCAAGATCTCTAGATGCCATCAAGTCTATTGTCTGAACATTACGATACTCATGTTTTGTACCTGTGTAATGTCCATTGTAAGTACGTGATACATACTCTTCTACATCTTTAAGTATCTCCTCTTCATGATATTTGTTCCTGCTGTCTGACATTTTTGTAAGTTCCTCCTTATAGAATTCTTGTGTCCACCCATCATTGTATGGTGAATTTGCCTGTATATTTAGATTCAATTCATCATAGTTTAAACCAACTTCTACACGATCTATATGATGTGCAATTTGATCATCATTATCAGAAAATGTGTTAAATGTTGATGGGTATCCAGATGCAGTACTTCCAGCACTAACTACAAATTCAGCTATTTCCCGATCTTTAGGATCAGTAAATGGATTCACTGCATTAGGATCATTACGTGTATAATCATACCATGATGTAGAATGCTCTATATCATTAGGAACAGTATAAGTGGTAGTGTTACCAACTCCTGTATTAATCTTTATGTCAGTCATAATAGGATAGTCTTTATCAAATGTTCCATCTAATATGGAAGCTGCAAGACTCCATGCATTAACCATATTCAAATAGGAAATCGTTTACTAGACTCTCTGCTTTCTCTTTTCCAAACTTAGCAGCAAGATAACCTCCTACTGGATCAAGTCTGGTCATGTAAGCATCGAAGTCTTTATATACACTGGTATCGGTTCCAGTGGGTTTCTCATATTCTATCATATCTTTGTACTTAGTCAAGTACTTGATAAACATATCTAAATGCTCATCAACGTCATTTGGTTTACAGTACCTTACAAAAATATTATCTGAGAAGTGATTACCCTTTTCAAAGAAACGATAGTCCTCTGTACATACTGGCAATCCTTCTACACGATAAGGATATTTCTCTTTAGGGTGTTGAAAATCAAAAACAACAATGACCTTCTTTTCATTGAAGGCCATTAGATCCATACCAAAACAGGGAAGGTTACTCCCTGTCTTTGGATATGCTATACAGTTAAAGATATCAACATTCTTACCATCTGTTATATCCACCTGTCTTGATTTAAGGAAGTGTGGATGTGAATGTGTGATGGCATTGAGATAGGTTCCCTTACCTTCCCAACCTGCCCACAGACCTTCTATCTTCATAGGTAGGATTGATCTGTAGGCACTTATATAATTCTGCCAAATGGTCATGCATTCTCCTCTTTGGTTAATTCAAAGTCAGCATCTACTTTATCATACAATTCAAGGAATGCTTGTTTTGTTTCATCATCGAAACGATTAACACAAACAGAGATTGCCTTTGCTTTGTCATTGAAGATGCTATAAGCACGTAAGATGTGAACCAATCTACGAGTACTGATGATCTCTTCAATACCACCATCATAGAATGTTTTACGGATGATGTCACCCCAATCTACGAGTCTCTTACAGAAATCTATATCAGTAACTCCAAGATTGGAAGCAACTCTACCTAAGATTTTAGATTCTACAGAAGGTGATGGATAATCCTGCTCAAATGTTACAGGGAATCTTTCAAGGAAGGCTTCGTTAAGCACGTTAGTTCCAATAAATCGTCCGTCGTCTGAACCTTTACCTTTAGTATTTGCTGTTGCGATGACGTTGAACCCTTTTGCTGGTTGGACGAACTTTCCAATCTTTTTAAGGAAAACTCCTTTACCTTCAAGGATGGACTGGAGGCAGAGAATCTTGTTTGAGGCAAGGTCGATTTCGTCAAGGAGCAAGATAGCTCCTCTGTTGAGAGCTTGAATAACTGGTCCATCGTGCCAGACTGTGGCACCGTTAACAAGACGGAACCCACCAATGAGATCATCTTCATCTGTTTCAATAGTAATGTTTACACGAATAAGTTCTCTCTTCAATTGAGCACATACTTGCTCTACAGAGAATGTTTTTCCATTACCAGATAGACCAGTAATGAATGTAGGATAAAACTGCTTTGATTGAATTATCTTCTTAAGATCAGTAAATGGCCCAAACTTGACAAATGTATCATCCAATTCAGGAACTAAATTTTCTTTTGTCTGTGGTTCAACAGCAGGAGCACTGAATGAGTTTTCAATGTTCTCAACTGCTTTAGTGGTTACTTCAAGATTCCACTTACCTTTAGAAACCTTGTACTTTTGAATTTTCTTAGTTACTGTTTGGTAACCGATGTCATTTATTGCACAGAAAGCACGAACATCAGCAGTAGTAAATTCTGTACCGTATGTACTTTTCAATCCATCAATTGCTTGCTGTTCAGTCATCTTAAGTTCAAAAGTCATAATGTTAGGTGTCTTATTTATGAACCTATTATAACAATAAAAAAGGGGTCAGATGACCCCTAGTGGACACTTTAATAACTGGGTTCTAAATCGTATATCTTCTCCTCACATTCAGAATATGTAAGACCATCCCAATAAGAATGGTATAGTCTTCCCCAGATTACCCCAAACTCCTCATCATCCAAATTCTTAAATAAACACTTGTCATTTAAGTAGATGTGGTAAGTCTTTGGCATGTTTATGATGCAGATGATTTCTTCTTAGTTTTTTTCTTGGAAGGCGAAACACCACCTACCCATGCCTCATTTTCAGGGGTACTAGGATCATCAGCAATGAAATGACCATCTTCACTTCTCGCTCTCTTTGGTTTCTCCACCTCAAAAGATTCCCTTGATGGTGGTTCTGGAGCAGAAGTCTTTCCACCTAATAAATCTCCAAACTTACTCATAGCCTTACGTAGAATTTCTTCAAGTATTTATCAAGCAACAAGTTCTATAAACTCACCAAGGACTTTCTTATTCATCTTCTTACCATTAAGAGACTTCTTAAAGGCAGATCTGATCTGTGCTTTGGTAGCATCATCATTAACTTCAAAATCTGTTTCATTATCCAAAGCAGATGATGACAATCCAAAGTAAGTATGATAACCAGAATTCTTGATAGAACAAGACTTATTCTTCTTCCAATCCTTAAGCATCTTCTCATACTCAGGATTGAAAGATCCAGTGTATCTTCTCATGAATTGTCCACCATCTCTCTGAGCTACAATACGAATACCAATGAAATTGACATCAGTAAACTTATCTCTAAGGTTTCTTAGGAAAACATCAGTTTGTCCATACCAATCACTCTTAAA